TTTGTCTTCTAAAATTTCAAAATAATTAGAAGGTAAATCAAATTTTTCTAGCTCCTTGTCCTCTTTTGGCAAAGAAGAAGAGTATGATTCATAAAAAGATATTGGCATCCATTCCATCTTTTCGGATTCCGCTTGATTGTCTAGAAACTTTATGACAGAATCACACTCTCTCTTGGAGATAAAATTATCATATGTGATAATGTCTTTTGTATATCTATGCATCTCCAAGCTCCTTTATTGTCCAAAAAAACGGACAGGTAAATCTAACTCCACTCTTTATTTCTGTAACTCCATGTATATAATTCATATCTCCAGGGAAGAAATAAGCAGCACCACGCTTCGGTTTAAACTGAATACCTTGTTTAGGAAAATAAAGCTCGCCGCCCTCATAGTCATCATTTAAATAAAATAGGCTGGCTAGATCATAATATGGAAAATCATTTGGCTTCCCCGCGTTTTCTCCTTCGTGCAACTCTTTATCTGCATGTGGGTGTTGATATTGACCTGGCAACCATTTAACTATGGTTGGTCCAGTTGCTTGTATTTTTACATTAAAATGTTCTTCAACTGGAACCTTTAATCTATCCATCATTTTTGTAATCATGAGGGGTATTTGTGGATTTACAGATCTTAAAGTTTCAAAAGTAGCAACCCTGTCTTTCCAATATTCTGACTCATATATCACAACGCCGTCCTCATCATAATGTGTTTCTGTTTGATCCCAGGTTGTGAGATTTTTAGCAAAGTTTGATAACGTGTCTAATTCTTTTTCTGTCATAAAGTTTTCTAGCTCAACAATATTGCTTGCGTCCATACCAAAATACCCAGAGGGTGTTATAGATACTGGTTTTTGTAAATTTTGAGGATTGGTAATCATGACAAAATTGTACCTTATTTGTAAGATCTTCTTTTCCAAATTTTATTCTTATATACCCCGCCATTCTTTATTCTAAATCTAAGGGTGTTGATCATATTTTTTTTATACATTCTTTCTGGATTTTCTATTTTTATATCTGATGACCAGTCTTCTCTTTTGAATGGGAAAAGCTGAGAATACGGTGTTCCAGCAGGCAGTATTCCTGTCCAACCTTTAAAAAGAAAGAACGGCATGGTTCCACCACCAAACACCTTATCATTATCAACCACACCACTTGTAGAAATAAATGGAAGATCAAACCTGTTCATGGGGTGTGTATACAAAACACTATACCCTTCTGGTACAGTCACGGCCCAATTCATCCACCAAGCAAAATGGTTTTCATCGTATCCCATAGGGGTTACGAATTGTGGCATCGGGGATCTTTCATCAATAAAGTCTTTGTTTTGTTTATCTAAAACATTAGCTCTAATTCTATTCTTATCGTAATAAAACTCTATATCACAAGGCGTTCTTAAAACGTACCCTGAAGACATAACATCTAATAATGCAGGGCACGACTTCCATGTAGGTATTTTTCCACCATCTTGTGGATTAATATATGGCTTATTTGTTTGTGGATTAATTGCATATATGTCTGCATCTTTATACCACTTTGGAATAGTTTTTACAGAAGAAACTGGACACGACGGATGATCGTCTGTTAGATGGTGCCTATTGGATGTAAACTTTATTTTTTTATTCTGTAGCTGTTCTGAGTTTAATGGTTCTTGTTTCATGGTTTCCTACAGACTCCCCTCTGCTATTCTCTGCTTTTCTATAAAGATTAGTAAACTTGCCTAGACTAGTCATTTTTTTATAATATTCCAAATCCTCTTTTACTTGTTCTCTATCAATTGGATAGGGATAGTTCTTTATTTTTACTTCAAAGTCTTGTAATGTATTTAAAGATATTGGAATAATTGTAGCAACTGGAGTCGCAGCTGGTATTGTTATTTCTGTATTTGGTTTTAATATCCTCCAGGCAATTGGTATAGGTGCTTTATGGAAAGATGTGCTTATTAAGTTAGTAAAGCATTGGGCATTTTCATTAAATTCATTGGGTACTGGCATTACCAAAGTTGTAACATCTTCTTCAGTTACCACCGTAAGATATGTATTAAAGCTTATAGTGGCATTTCCTCTAGAAGCAAAACAATACTTTTTACCCTTTAGTATTTTAACGTGATCGGGGGTTGTGTCACAAACACCGTCCCAAATAAACGATATATCCTCTGGAAAAGATATTCCCCATCCCAACGAGTTTGCCAAGGATAGCGGCATACATTGATATGCATGTTTATTTGGCGTTTCATCCATCCACTGTCTTTTTACTGGCAGCTGAGCAATATTAGCCGCATTTCTGCTTTCTGGGTATACTTTTATAATGTTTGTCATGATCCAGTTTCTTGATAAAATTCTGGCCTATGAAACTTATCAGAATAGTCAAGCATTGTTACAAGGGAATACTTTGTGCCATTATGTACGGGCATAGCCCTATGTGGATACATAAAGTTTGAAGGGAAAATAAATAGGTCACCCGCCTCTGGCTTTACTTGTAAATCTTGTAGCTTAAAAGATATTTCTCCACCCTCATAATCGTCATTAAGATAGGCTACTAAAGAAACGGTGCAGTTGTAAGAGTAACCATGATCATGATGGTATTGGAAATGCTCTCCCTTGTCATATTTGACAAGATTCATTGCCTCCCAATATCTAAGTTCGCCAATATTATAACTTTGTGCGTAATCCTTTACTGGCTGCAATTGACGATGATATAGCTCTTGGTAAATCTTGTTTAGAGTCTGAACTCCTGGGACTGTTTCTGGCATTTGTCCCACCTTATATTTAAAATCGTGGCAGTCCCTATACTCTGGCATAAGTTCTTGATAACCGACATAGGCTGGCTGCCATTTTAATGATGGGTTTGGTGATATGTTTAAAACATTTGATATTCTTTTTACAACGTCTAATCCATTAGGAATGACGTTTCTATATACCCATATTCCATCTTTTAGTTCTTCAGAATCTGTCCAGGTTTGCTCTTCAATTTCGTACCACGGACCCTGTGTTATTTTTTCCACTAATACTCCAATCAAAAAAAAATTATATCACAGAAGAATTGGCATCCATTTTTGAGGATATTGATCGGGTATCCTGCTCAGGGTAGATAGATTAAAGGATATTGCTTTTTCTACATTTTTAAATTGTATGTCTGCTCCAGACTCAAACACAATTATTGTTCCAACAACAACCTCTGTTTCCCGTGAATTTATTTTTATAATAGCGTCTTCATTTGCTTCTAATATCCAATATCCAGAAAATGAAGGGGCACCGCCCCCACCTGTGTCATATAAAACATCATCTCTAAAAGATTCTTCATACTCAGATGTTAAATAGTATTTATTTTTTATTATATTAATTTCTCTCTTGCCGCTAATTATTGATAATAGAGATACTACCTCTTTAAAACAAAGATACACAGACTCGTTATAAAGCTGAAAATAATTAAAAGATAGGTCGTTAACACATGATCTATCATAAATGAAACTTGCTCTATCTCCACCATTAAAAAGGTAAACTTCCTCTTTGCTATTTCTTATAAAATCAATATCTTCTATTACATTTTTTGGAATAATTTCAGAGGTTAAAACGAGATTGCTACGTTTTATTTTTTCAAACAAAATACTCTCTTTGTGGGCATTATTTCTCATTTTTTATCCTTTCAGAAATTCTGTTATTTTGCCATGAATAAGGAAATGCTGGATCTCTAGGCATCTCCTCGTCTGGGTAATGTATTCTACCATTATGCTCTGTTTTCCATTTTTGCCCCAATGACTTATAGTGTTTTTCATAGGCATTATCCATTTTTGTATTTCTATCTGGGGTAACATCAACATGTATGCCAAAAGTGCCCCACATAATTACCCTGGTCATATAGCCATACCATGTCCACCACTTTTTACCACGATGTATTGGATTTATACTAGCCCTCTCACCATAATATATTCCATCTTCATTAGGATGGGAATATACGGAGTATACGTCTGGATACTTATGATACATATACGGAGAAGAAATTACTGTCCCTGCAGGAAAATCTTGATTGTGATACATAGAAATAAAGAAAGAATGAAGGCCACCACTAT